TCGGGTTTTTAATATAGTTCGTAGCCTTAGCCTTTAACAATAAATTGTTATAAACTTGAGGATATTCTCTATTTACCGTTTGTTTAGATAATTTCTTAACAGACGATTGACCAACATTCTTATAATCAAATAATACTACCGGATTCTTAGCACCGTATCCAGAATACTTTTTATCATTAAGATCTAGGATACCATCATATCCTTTTTTCTTAAGGCCATTATAGAATTTATCGATGTTCTTCTTAGCACTAGCGTCAGGACCATTTCTACCTACGAGACCCATATTAAAGGTATCGTATTTATCTTTAATAGGCTTCCATCTCCAAGCGTTTGCATTCTCATGAACTTGGTCAGCATACTTCTTGAAGTCTTTATCTTTCTTATAAAGATCCCTAAAGACATCACCAGCGGCTTTATTAGATGCAATCTTAACGTTATTATTCGCCTTGAGCTTCATGACATTAATACCGTTTTTAGTACCTATCGCCTCTTTAATATAGCTTGGCTGATTCATACGCGTATCGCCTAGCAATGCACGATATTTTTTCTTATCACCGTTTTTGTATGCAGCGTATATTGGTCTTGATGCGTCCAATTTAGTTGCGCCAGTAACAGAATCAAGAACTGTACCTTTTTTCAACGTTCTACCAAAGATATCGTCCTGTAATTTATTCTTGAGAAGATAACCAGCCGTAGCCACGACCGCAGAACCAGCAACCGCCGCTGCAATCTTTTCGTTTCTTAGACGTTTCTTAAGTTTATTCTCAACAACTTCTTCACTATAACCCTTTTTTCGGTATTTGTATCTAAGATTTTCTACGTGGTTGTCATACATTCGTCGTACACCCCACTTCATACCTTTGACACCGAAGTGTTGGATAACATCATCGGAATGAATTATAATAGAAGTATCCATAAGACCTCCTTTCATTTCAAATAATCATTTAAGACTTTATCAATCGCTGATTTATAAGCCGAATCAATAGCCTTAATAATATACGGATGCGGTGGAACATAACCGCCTGTGCCCGTACCGTGACCGTAGTGAATGATAATGGCAATATTAACACCTTTGTTTATGTTGGTATTAAATATCTCTAACTCTTCACCACGACCGGTTTTGTTAATTCGATAACCCCACGAATTAGCTGTCTTTCCAGATTTGGATGGAGTGGCTGATCGTAGGGCCTCAACTATCGCTCTACCAAGAGCATCCATAGACACTCGTCTATCTTTCTTAAGATACTTTTCCAAGTTATTAAAAGATCCGCTAGTTGTTATTCTCATTTAACTTTCATCTCTTTCTTATAACTTGTTTTGAGTTCTTTCTTAGCCTTCTTATAAGCTTTTTTAATGGCTTTATTGCGACGCTTGAATTTACTCTTATAGAAATGACTACCATCCATAGATCGCATAGCTGCTTCCGCACCAATACCCATTGCTCCGTATCTGGTCAATATATTGTTACCTGTTAGAAGTCCGCCGTACATCGATGCAACAGAAGCTTTATAACCAAATCTCCTCCAAAAATCTGGTCGCTTACCTTTGAAGTTTTCTTTAGACTTCTTTAGTGATCGCTTATAATTATTCTTGAGAGCGTGTTTATCGCTCATATAATTTTTACGTACACCCCATTTCATTCCTTTTGTCCCAAAGTGTTGGATAACATCATCAGAATGAATTATAGTAGTTGGATCGATCATTTATTCTCCCTTCTTCTACGCTCTTCCTCACGTCTTCGCATTATGGTAGCTCGTTGTTCTTCCATAATCTCAGCCTTAGTCATTTTCTTAGGAGGTTCTTGTAATGAGCCTACGCAATTCAGAAGCATAATTAATTTATTCAAATTTCGATTTTCCCAATCGAAAGGGATATGGTTCAAAGCCATCATAGCATAAATTATCTCAGACGTATATATCTTTTTTCGTTGAGCAACACCTCTAGCACTTCCTTTTTCTTTAGGGATTGTAGTGGCAGATGGTGTCTTTTTAATATACTCAACAATTTGTTGGTAGTTGTTAGCCGAAAGTGAGTTAGGATTGATATCCTCATCGCACATTGTGATTAAAAAATCTAACATCTCGGCATCAGTAATATCGTCATAATTATCTATGAATCTTTTAAGATGCTTTGATTCCCATTTGTCTAGACTTTTCAAAGTATATCGAAACGTGCACTCAGCCCCTTCCTGGATTACAAATTCCTCTTTCAAGTCATCCCAATATTCTATATCGTCTAATTGTATAGTTAAAAACTCCGGATCCATGATATACACACCTCAAAAAATTTAAAATAAAAGGAAGAGCGGTAAAAAATACCGCCCATTCCGTTATTGTGCTGCAGGCGCAGCTGCTGATTCTAATCCACGAATTGTTGAGGTGATCCCTTGAACGAATTTACCAAGAGTTACACCATCGTCATCAAAGAAGCTTTCTGTAAGAGCTTCATAAGCCAATGACGTGCGGAATTCTTCCTTGATTTCTTCGCTCTTAAGGAATCGTTTACCATCTTCAGATTTCTTACCATAGGCAGTCAAGATGATATCATTAAGCAAATCGTGAATCTTACCGAAGTCTTCTTCTTTTGTGATTCGTTCGATGTACTTGGCCATATCTTCTTTACCATAGCGAGCTTGCATGGCGATCAATTCCATACGGTTGATGTTGAAGTACAAAGTTTCAATTTGTTCAACACCGTCGAAGTCCAAATATTTAACGTTTTCTTTTAACATATGAGTAAATACCTCCTTTAATTATTCCTATTAGCTAAGTAATTCGATTACTTTTTCTGGTGATGGAAGATATGCTTCCGCATCATCAGTACCATAAACAGCGTCCAATACTTTTTGGAGTTTAGTTGGATCTGCTTTAGTAGAATCGATTGTGATTACTGAGGTTGGTTTGTGGCCAGGTACAACTACTGGAGTTGAAGAAATTGACCATGATGGGTTTTGTGGTTCTGGGCTATCATTAACAGTAGCGTGTGAACGTTCTGATGGAGCTGCTTTACAACCGTACCACAAGTGAAGTTTGTATCCATATTCGTTACCTTTGGTATCGTTACCAAGGATTGATTTGAATGCGAATCCAAATGGACGACGGTTTTGTTGGTGAGCAACAGCACCTTTAGCGATTGTTTTCATGCCATCACATTCATCAAACTCTTCTGGAGAGCTAAATGCTTCGATAGTACCTTCAAAGTTTTCAGCACCAGTAAGAGACAAATACTTGATGTTGTCTGCGTATTGGTCATTTGCTTCAGCTCCTGAAGGAGATTCGTTAGCAGCAGTGATACCGTTCCAAGCGATACCTTTAGGATATGTACCAGATGGGTCTTGTGGGAACAATACCGCTTCGGACACACCAGTTTCATAAAAACGTTTTCCAAGTTCGTCAAACTTAAGTTTAGCCATTAGCTAATCCTCCTGTGTTAATCTTTAAAATTGTATGATGCATGTTGTCTACTATAAACTCATTCTCGTAAACACAATATTGTTCCTCGAGAAGTACATCTATAACAGGCGATTCGACACGTTTGTCAATAACCGTAATCTGATAACTCTCATGAGTATGATATCGGATATTATCGGCATGTCGTTGTCTCACAGCAGATCTTTTGTATAAGATACATGGGTATGTGAGATTTGCGTTACCTACTGGATTATAAAAGAGTTTATAATCCTCATTAGACTTCCGAATTGCTTTCATCAGAACGTCCCGGATAAGCATTCTCTTGCTCATTATAAACTCCTCCTAAATCCACGATAACTCTAGGGGCTCTTCCTACATCGAAACTTTCGACTTTCCATTTCACCCCTTGGTATTCCATATAAAGCAAATTTGAAATGTGCTTCATAAAGAATTGGTCAGCGACTAATGAAATTTGGTTGGTAATGCGGATGTTATCAATGGTAGATTTGTCGCCATTTTGATCGCGTCGGTATCTAGAACTGATCACATCTCCGCGCACTCGTTTAACAACCAATTTTGGTTCATAAACATCTGGTTCGACTTCAACATCTTTCAATCGAAAACCAGCATTACCAGAGTATTTCATTATCCACCTACTCGAGGTGATTCTGTTCCAGATCCAGCAGCTTCTGCTGGACGACCACCTTTAGCAGCAGGTTTGAAGTAAACCGCAGCTTTAGCACGAACAAGAGCACCTGAGAGACGAGTTTCAATCAAGTATTTCTGTTTGTTGTAGTCGATATCAAAGTGTTCGAATGTGTTAACTTCACCACCCTTGTTGGTACCGATTTGGTAGTCAGCAAGGTTAACCATGATCATTTCGTCAGGTTTCAAGAAGTTAGTTTCAACGATTTCAGCAACGCCAAACAATGATGCGAGGTATTCTTTAGTAGCAGGTTGTTGTCCACCGAATACCCATTGTTCGTTCTTGTTGCGGAGGAAACGAAGCTTAGTCAAGAACAAAGGATTCACGTAAAGTGATGGAGTTCCTGAACCAAGCATCTTGGTTTTCTCATTGGCAACCGTTTCGAACAAGTCGAGAAGCATGTCTGGGTTGTAAGTTGCTTTGATTGTGTAGAAGTCGTCATCCTTACTGATAGGACGGATCTTGTCTTCTTTAATCTTAGCGGCGTCACCAGTAGCACGTCCATCGGTTACCATGATTGCTTGAGCGATTTCATCGTTCAACTTGATGCGCATTTCTTGGTTAAAGAAAGCAGCAACGTTCAATTGTTGACCGATATCGATAGCATCATCACGGTCGATTGATTGTTTTTTATAGATTGTTTGTGGGTCTGTTTTACGAGAAAGGAATGAAATGATTTGTTCTTTCTTTTCAGTACCTTTGATATAACCTTTCGCACGAAGTTGTTCGTCGGTAAGGTCTGACAAGTCAGTCATGATTGATTTAACAAATGCTGTTGGAACTTTAGTTACCTTAGACAAGATATGTTCTGTAGCAGTGTTCGGTGAGTAGATTACTTGTACTCCACCTTGAAGTTGGTGATCTGGGAACAACTTATCGATGTTGTTCATTGAGTGTTTAAGAACATCTCCATCTTCAACTTCAGCAAGAATGTTACTTAGTTTGAGACCACGGTTTTGGGCAGTTTGCATTGCTTCAGTCAACGAGTGACGGATCTCTTCGCTATTGTTTGTGTTTTGTTCAAATGCGTTGTAGTGCATCAAAGTTCCTCCATTGTCAGATTGTTCGATTTCATCATCGTCATCGTCATCTTCATCGTCAGCTTCTTCAGCCAACTCTTCAAGAATTTCGTTTACACGATAATCCACGGCCTCATCAAAGTCTTTGGCAACAGATGCTTCGTGTGCTTCAAGGGCAGCATTAGCTGCAGCTTCCGTCAAGATAGCAACTGCTTCTTGTTGGTCTTCGTTCAAAGTTCCTAAAACTTCGTCAAGAACTTCGCTCTCAGTGCCTTCGTCAGCGTGCTGGATACGATCGAATAGACTTACACGATCATTACCAACTAAGACGTCGCTTGCTGAGTGAATAAGTTCGTTACTTTCCATTAAAATAACTTCTCCTTCTTCTGGATTATCCGAGTGTTGTAGCACTTCGGTAATAACTGCTCCAGGATTAGCTCCTGCAAGCACTAGCGATACTTCATAGATGTTACCATGAATTACGTCATTTGCTGGAGTCCGCTTAATACGGTTAGCCCCAATAGACATATGCATGATATCACCATGTTGTACAAGTTCCTTGGCGTTTCTGGCATTTTGGGTATTATTAAAGTACCCGCGTCCATAAACCCCTTCATCCGCATGTTGTAGCTCAACATGTCCAATGATGTTTTCAGGAGTGCTCGGGTCGTGTGACCAAACCAGAGGCACTGTCTTTCCATCATTTTCTCTGAAGGCCCCATGACGGATGGTGACACCGTCTGTACAACGCATGTCATTTCGGGTTACGTAACCCGCGAAATCATACTTAGGATGTTTTCCCATTATACGATTAACCTCCATCAATTATTCGCCGCCATTTTGAATGTAGTCTAGGTATTGTTGATAGCCGTCAGGATCCATTTGTGAGGGATCCATACCTTGACCTTCTTCAGGGGACGCGACCGACCCAGGTACAGAAACATCTTGATTATTATCAGCAATGTTTGGATTATACAATTGATCCGCCATTGGATCAGAAATCGGACCATAACCAATGACCGCACGAAACTCATTTGAGGTGAGAATACGGTTACGAAGTAATGAATCCCCGATCGTAGCAAGCTGACTCGTAGGAACAAGCTTGAATGGATCGTTGTAAGTCACAATACGGTGACCTTGTGTATAACCAGTCTTGGTGATAAATTTTCTTTGAAATTCTTCTTGAATACGAGTAACAATCGGATCGATCGTACGAGTATAATAGTTTTGCATTTGTTCTGCATTGGCAGTTCCGTCGAATACGGCTTTTGTTAAACCGATTTGGGAAAGTAATTCCTCAGTTAAGTATTTGATCTCTTCCATAAGGTTGGTGTTGATCGGTCTATTTAACTGAGTAATCTTTTCATCGGCGGCAACATACGCAATACCAGTCGAAGATTTAGATAGCTGTTCTTCAATATCTTGAATACGAGCGTCGGCTTCTTTACGCTTGATGTCATTTCTGACAGGAACCGGTAATTGTAGAATCATGTTCCACTTATTAGCGATAAGTTCTCTGTCATGGGCATCTAAAACAGCTAGCTTCTGTAACAAACGAGACATCGTTGGGTTTTCGGATCCTACGATGTTTGCCAAAGGGTTCTCGATAATCGCACACATTTTCTTAGGTACAATAATCTCTGAGAAATTCCCTTTTTTCTCGTTATAAATTTTAACACGTACCTTCGTTGGATACCATTCCAAAATCTTACCGACACGCATCGACTTAATGTCGTACGAATCAGATTTAGACGGATCTACAGTTGCTTCCAATGGGACTGCCGCAACTACTCCATCGTCAAATAGTGAATACACTAAATCGTGGAAGAAGTCTGTTGAAGATTGATCGAGGTTCATCTCGACATCAAACAGTCGTTGTAACGCCGAAGTTTTCTGCACCTCTTGGTTTTCACCATCGGGAGCTAACTTAACGTGTTGGAATTTAACCATAGCAGCATCCATAGCAATACGGTTAAAGATCATTGATGCAATCGACGAACGACTAAAAGAACGACCCGGAATAGAAGTGTTAGGACTCAATGCACGGGGTTCCAAAGACAATTGAAATGGTTCGTCAGTTTCAACAAGATTTGCGGAGGATTGTGTTCGTGAAAACATAGCCCAAGCATGAGTCAATCCATCGGTAAAAATACTCATATTGGCCTCTCTAAGCCGCGTATAGATCCATGTTGCGTTTAAACGCTACCCATGAGTCGATCAGTGCGGCTACGTTATCGATCTTTTCGTCAGATCTTCGTTTAGATAACTTGTAGTTACCGTTATTATCCTGAATTGCAACGGCATTACCCATTGCGAACTTCATAAGCTCTTCGTCGAATATTAATTTACGTTCCATAGCCAAGTTCTTCAACTCACCCATAGGTACAGATTCTGTACGAGCTCCTTGGATAATCTTCTCTACGCCATACTCACCATTATCTCTAGACCAACGCTCAACAAACTCTCGAGCATTATATGGGTCGAAACCAAATGAGTAAACGACGTAGTTGTGTCTATAAATAAAGTTTGTTAGATCGTCATATACCTTGTTCATATCTAATACAACGTCTGGCATGATAATAAGTGTACCTTCGTCAATGAAAGTGTCATACTTATTACGCATTGCCGATGTGAGCTTCTTGAGTTTAGACTCACATACATACGATCTGGTCTTAACTCCAAATCTTCCTCGACCCAATGGGAATAAGAAAGTAAAAGCACAGAAGTCGTCACCTTGAGAAAGGTCTCCTCCCATAGCACATTCCAATCCATCGAAGTTCTGAGGTCTATGAGGAATAGTCTCTTCGTAGACGAAGAAGTAAGTGTATCCCTCAACCGGTATTCCAAAACGTTTAGCTAAGGTATCAGCACGAGTCGATGGTTGAGTCTCTGCCCGTTCCACTTCTCGTCGATATGTTTCGTAGCTAACAGTTGCTCCCAGGTTCGGATTGGCCTTAAGCCACGTTTCTGGGTGAGCCACCTCACGAACATCGTCTAATCGGTAGTACCAAATAGACACATGAGGGTTGAAGTACCGACCTTCTAGTATGTCAGTTAGCTCCATTTTGATTGTGTCACCGACACCGTCCCGGGCAGTACCCTCTGACGACGTGGCTATGATTAGGTAGTTGTCGTTCTTAGATGCACCTTGTTCGATCGCGCCGATAACATTATCGCGAACTTCACCGGATAACCATTCATCCACCGCTGCATACTTACAACGCAATCCTTGAAGTTTATCGACCGACATTGGGCGAATCTCTAACAAACTGTTTGTTGCGAAATTCTCCACACCTTTCTTGGTTGATGCTAGCAACTGTTTCTGGGTGAGATTCCCAGTCATCTTAGATCCTTGAACCATGTACCGAATCATAGGACCTTTAGCTCGACTCAAAGCCGTTCTGAATGGACCCATAATTTCCTCGGCCTGTTTCATTGTAGGGGCACAGACGATTTGGTGTGTTGTGGCTGTATCTATTAGTAGCATGTAAGCTTGCATGTACGTAGAATACATTGATTTCGCAGCTCCCCGTCCGACGATTAAGAATTGTTTATTGACAAGTCGCTTAAATTTTGATTTTATCTCCCATTTACCGAGTTTAGGGTTGTAAACCTTATCCTCCGAGACATAAAACCATGCGAGGGCACATTCGGCCCAGAGTTTAAACGACGGCAGAAGAGTTACGTCACTACCGTCAGTGAGGGTCATCTCATTTTCGCAAAATCTTACAAAGCCCTCAATCGCTTTACTATCATAGTAATAATCCGGCGACTCGATTAAGAAATCGATACGGTTCATTTCCAGTGATACCATCCGATTAACCGGAATTTCACCTCTAAGAACTTGCTCCTTAAATTTCATGTACTCTTCCGGATATGCTTTGTTCGAAAGTACCAAAAATTAACTCCCTTTAATTAATTCTTCTTTTTACCACCTGTTACGTTATTAAATCCATAATCAATAGATTTCTTAACAGTACTTTGAGTAGCGGAACCAACAACCGTTTTAGCAATATCACGGAAGAAACTATCTTTATTGGCAGGTTTCATAGTAACTTGAGCGCTACGTTTGATTTGTTCTGCAAAGTCGTTTTCTAAGCGCAATCTTTCGGTTGCTCGACGAATATCTTTATCGGTCATTGATGCCCGGTTCTGATATTTCTTTTTCCATTTGGCAGATGTTTTTGCCGAGTTTTTAGCTCGACGTTTGGCTCTAGTTTTAGAGATTCTGCTCTTTCTAAAACCCCACTTCATGCCTTTGATTCCAAAGTGTTCGATAAAATCGGAAGAAGAATCTACTGAAACCAAATCATTCTGGTTTTGCATTGTATACCTCCTTCTGAATAATAATCCTATGCGACAAATTGTTTAAACTTGTCGTTAAGGTCGTTAACACAGAACCGGCTGGAGGGTCGAATACAATTCTCACAGAGATATAGATAAATTGTTTAACTAATCTCAACAAATGTTTATCGGACGAATGCAACAATTGTTCCCATTCGGTTTCTTTTGTTACTTCGACTTCTGGATGAACATTTGTAAGTTGTGATAATGTACCCAATGCTCCATCAATCTCTAGAAGTAATCTAGAGTCGAATCCTGTATCTTCTTCGGAGGCAAAATCCAATGTTGTTTTAACATCGTCTAAAATTTTAGACATATAATTACCTCACCATAATTTTGTATCTCCTGGTCGGCGATCAATAAGAATAGATTGGGAACGGTCACCGTAGTGAATTATGTTGTGAGTGTTTCTAGAAGTTGTTATTAGAAGATCTGGGTTAAGTATGATATCTTCACGCCATTCCAAGATGTCATCCTCTTCTAAAGGAATCATATGATGCACGATGATGTCTTGCTTATTAGGTATTTGAATACCAGGTACTCCAAGATCGTATCCTAGATCTCGCGCTATGATTTCTTCTCGTAGATCACGCCAAATCCGAGACTTGTAGAATGGATTTGACATGTGTCTTGGTGATCTATACCCGCGTTTGTATAACGATAGGTAATTGAGTCTATCTCCAAAGCTGTCTATGGTTAATAGTTTCTTGTATGAAAAATCTTCAAACATACTTCTGTCACTCATCACAATTCCTCTGACGGCATATAGCCACGGATAGCATTAATAACTTCCTGACTATCACCCTTTCCTTTAACTTCACTATCAATCAATGAGACCCGAGAACTATCCAATTTGTTCTTGGTTCTCAAACTCTCCAACTGGAGTTCGTTTTCGACAGTACCATACTTAAGTAACGCGTTTAACGTACTTGGCGCGATAGTACCATCGTCTAACTGTCTTTCTGCCAGATCGAATGCCTTTTTTGTTAGCTTTAACATTCTTCCTTCTGGCGTTAACGCTTGACGGATGTCGTCCGTTTCATTTCTTCTTCGGGGCATTATTAGACACCTCCGAATTTGGCTTCACTTCACCCTGAAGTCTGCGCAAAGTTTGAACAGCGTTCTCAACATAGTCCTCTGCCTGAGATAATGATAAATTGATACCAACTTCGTTTGCAAAGTTTGTCAACTTGCCGAGAGCTTCTTGTTTCTTAGCCTCATTTGCGATACCTAAGGAATCAAGTGAAGAAACTATAATCATCGCACGTTCCGCAAGAGTTAAAACTTTTTTATTATTAGTCAACGCCCCAATGTATTTAACCAACTCGATTACGATTGGTAAAAGTACACTGAGCGCGACTAACAAATTAATTACGTTTCCTAGCATTGCGTTTTCCTTCTTCCTTGATATTATTCTCGTCAACATAATCGTTAACTATACGACTAACATACGAGTTTCCACCCTTGTCGGAGTAGGCGTCGTACATAGTTAGTATTTCGTTATTGGACAATCGACCAGAATGGATTCCTGTGATTATTTGTAATCGTAAGAAGTCCAGTTCTTGGGTCTTTCGCATCTCTTCAAAGCTTATAGCTAATGCAGTAATAGAGTTTTTGATCCCTTCGATCTCCTCATTCTGCTTTGCTTCCAGTTTAGCCCACAATTTCTTGAAAGCTCTGGATGCAAAACCAACAATAGATGCTCCAACACCGATGTATAGTCCGATCTGTGACAGAACTTCAGGAGATAGTAGCCACTTTAGTAGACCTGCGAAGTGGTCTTGTACTTCAGAATGCATACTTCTCTCTCTTTCCATAATAGTTACCCTATACTTTAAACCCAGTTTTAGGTTTGAAAACCACTCCGGGGAAATTTTAGAGTGGTGCGGCGATGCAGAGGGGCGG